AATAAAGAATTCACTCACGTTACTAATGTTAGAAATATTATCGTATTTCCATCCGTTTGAGCAATCGCCGATCTTAATTTCGGGGTTTTCTCTTTTCATAAAGAAGGCCATTGTATCTACTATTTCCTGACTAATCTTGTGTTGCGGATAAGAATACATGTTGTTTTCTAGTTTTTCAGATCCAGGTCTTTCATCGGCAAATGCATTATCGCAAGATAGCAAAAGTATATTTGATGACTGAAAAAAATTAGCTATATTTAAAGCAGCACATAAAGGACTTCTGTAATCGTCAATTCTAAATCCAGTTGTGTTATTGAACATAGAAAACTTACTCTCGTAGGTAGGATAATACTTATACATTATCCCTTTATATTTTTTAACAAATTCCGAACTAGTTCTTGACGCAACAATGCATGGAGGGAAGTATTTATTTTTAGGCAGGAAGGAACAACATTCTTGATATGGATTGTTGACTAAATAAAAATCCATCTTCCCTAATGATGCATTCCATTTTTTTAAAGCTCCGTTAATACCAATTACGATATACGGACCCTTTATTTGTTTTAATATGCTCTGAGCATTTAGAAAATTAAGTCCGTCAGATACGATAACACAATTTTTGTATTTATTCTTAATTTCGTTAACAGCCATTAAATTTAATGGTCTGATATATGTTTCATTATCAATGAATAATTTGTAGTCTTTTTCAGATGTTAGATTATTAATATCTATCGGGTGTAAGCGTATACTAGAGTTTCTTACCCATATGTTATGCTCTGTTAAAGCATACTCGTTATTTTTATACTTTTTAATACGCTTGATTGCCATGAAATAAAATAGCGATAAAAACTACTTTCCGCAAGGAACAAAGTAGAAACAATCCGGCTCATTGCCGTTTTCCGTCATAATTTTCTTCATGTCAAGATGGACGCTAATATTTACGTCTAATGGCTTAACCTCAATCATTGGTTTATTATCTGGCAGAATTAGTGAAATAAACGCTGGCAAGTCATGCTTCAAGGTAATGAAATCTGGACAACCGGTAATTTTGATTTCACTAATCATTTTGCTAGAATCAATGGAAATAACATCTGGTATGCCAGGGTTTTCTATTTTAATCAAACTTGGAATATCATGTTCAATTTTGATTACTCTTGGCACATCATCAGCAATTAAGCGAATATCTTTTATTTCCGGAGCGATTACTCTGATTTCTTTAGGAACATTGCTGGCATCTATCGATATAGATGGAATAGAAGGAACAACTACATTAATCGTATCTTTGAAGTTGTGCTTCAATGCGATGTATTGAGGAATATTTGCAGGAACAATCTTAATTTCAGATGGGATACCAGCAAAGTTATACTCAACATTTGGCGATTCCTCAGTTTCTTCAAAGCCTAAGTCTTCTACGTATGTTTGCTGCCACGCGGCCACTGATGCGGCACCTGGGCAGGTGATAGAACAAGCGCAGCTAATTACTGGAGGAGTACCCCAGTCTACTGATACTGTTGGCGGATCTCCGAAATTTACATTAGGGAAATCAGGAACCATAAATTGAACAGCAGGAAATTGAACCGGACCAAATTGTACGATTGGGAAAAACGGCTGAGCAAATTGTATCGTTGGAAAGTTTGGGAGCGGACCAAAATTAATTGTAGCAGGTATACCCGGATTATTAATTACAATTACAGATGGTATGGCTGGATTTGTAAAAGAAATAATAGGTGGCGTAATTGAAATATGAGTAGGAATACTCGGTCCACTAATAATGATTGTATCTGGAATGCTAATTCCAGATAATGTTATTACACTTGGAATACTTCCATGAATGTCTATGACGCTTGGAATATTTCCGTGAACATCTATTATACTGGGTATATTAAATGAGCTAATTCCGCTAATTCCTAATGTTAGACATGGAAAGTTAATAGGGATTATCGGTAAATCAAAATCTGTAGATGCTATACTAACATTAATGCCAGGAAATGGACTAATAACAGGCACTCCAACGACAATGCCTCCCCCGCCGCTATTAACCACTGGTTCATTTGAACTTGTTCTCCGAATAGCTGTTTGGGTTATTGTACAATTGCCGTTCGTCACGGTGACTACGGGGTCAATATTGCCATTGGGGGCATATGTATGTGTTCCGGGCTGAGTAGATGTTGTTTGGAAGCCGTCGCCAAACTGCAATAAAAAAGTTTGTATGGTGCCTGTTATATCAACAGTATAGCTCATTACCGTGCCGCTGGCAGGGTCAGAACTAAGAAATTCAATAGTTAAGACAACCGTAGGGCAACCAGAATCGTCAAATATCGGCGGTGTATTTTGTAGATTTCTAATGCGCCAATCTAAGGTAGACGTATCAGGACTAAAATTTTCACCTACGAAATCTTCGATATCAATAATTGCATCGGCAAGTTGCTTATGATGTTCTGCAATTACGAATCCTCTAACTGAAGTTCCAGATGCATTAAACCTTGTATGATCTCCCCCGAAGTTTCTTAAACATCTTTTAAATTTAAATATTTTACCATTTACGTCTTTTTCTACTAGATCATAATAAAACAGTTCGCCAGATATGTTTGCAAAACCGTTTTCAGCCCATATCTCATCAGCGTCAATGCCAACTGGAACAATCGTAATTTCTTCGCTCCATGCTTGATTATCGCCAACGGTTATAGATTCTGATGTGTTGTAAACAGCATAAAGAGTGCTGTCATTGTCAATTGCGTTAGGATATACTGGTTGTGGAGGAAATCCTCTCATATTAATAAACTCCTAAAACCCATTGTTCTCCAGCAGGTCTTGCCGGAAGTGAGCTAAACGTTGCCGATGATGCATTGAACTTAATAAATGTATTCACCGAATAATCAAAAGATATATACGCTAAATGATTGCCATCTGATGTAGCCAGTAGTTTTTGTGATGGGTCGTCAAACGACATGTTCGCCATACCAGGTATAGTTGGATCTTGATAAGCTACAACAGACGAGTCATAAAGAGCAGACCAAGCCATTGAGTTAATGCCAGGCCCGCCGACCGACCATGTGGCTGATGTGGGATTATATGCTAGGACTTCGCCTGTATTATTAAAGAAATATAAACCACCGATTAAGGGGACTAGTTGACCTTCTAGTTTCGTAGAACCCGGCATATCGTTTAGTTTTTGTATCCCTTGAACTAAATCAGAAAGAACGCCCTGTGTTTGATAAAAGCTTTTAATTCTAAAATAAGTGCCGTTTGCATCATTTCTAGCAATAAACCCAGTTGAGTTAAACCACGCCGATCTGTATACGCTAAAATCTCCGCTCGCACCGCTGTCTACATTGTTCATTAATTCAACTGCGCCGTTAGTGTAGCTACTTGGCGTAAAGACTGTTGTAGCGGTACTTAAGTCTACCAGACTCATGTTTGTATTGTCTTGATTGGTAGATGACGAAACATCTGGCATTGCGTCAGTATTGCCTAGCAAAAAGTAAACTGATTGCGGGGAATTAAGAGATACCCAATTCCAGGCGCGCGAAAAACTACCACTTAGCGCTGCATTGCAGCTACCGCCTGTATAACAATCGCTAAATCCTTCGTATTCTGTTACATCAATTGTTTGATCAGTCCAACTGCCAGACGATACATTATATCCAGTTGCCCAATAGAAATAGGCAGTACCTCTATCTCCTGAATCTGTTGTATCTTTAGCAACAAAGCCAGAATTTCTAAGAAACTCTTTTTTTTGTTGATTTTCCTGAGGTTCACCAGTCAAAAAGCTGTAGTCTCTAGTTATATTTGGGGAAGCGTTTCTATTATTAGTTTTAAAAACGCTGCCTAAGGTGTTAAATTCATATGTATTGGCGGTTTTTGTGGCCTGATAGGTTGTGTCCGGGAAAACGGCAAACCATAAATTAGTATCTTCTATAACATCAATAGCATCTGGAACTATTGTAGTTCTGTATGCCCCAAATGATGTGTTAACCCTAATTCTTACGTCATATAAACCGCCAGTACTATAGAGCGCTTGGGTTTGAGCAGAATTAAAATGCTGCAAGTCATCCCCTAGTTTCCAAATATATTGTAATACAGGATCTTCTGGTCTTTCCCCATTATCGGTTACTTCTATGTTTACTAAGGTGTTTATTTTTGATTTTAAGACGCCTCCGGTGGCCATAGACACGTCCGGCTCAAAAACCTGATTAGTAGGGGATATGTCAAAGAAATCCATTTCTGCGGGGTCTGGGGCCTGTGCCCTAGCGTTAATCATCTTTTCAAATACTAACTCATCAGTTCCAAAGGCATTGCTAACGGTTAGGCTTACATTATAAAAGGCAGGAGTGTAATATGTTTTTTCTATTGTTTTGCCGTCAAGATCCACAACGCATGATACTCCACTTGGCACAAACTCAGATACAGATGGTATTCCAGCAGAAACAGAGACTGATCCGCCATCCCCGAAACACCACTTCCAGTAAGTTGGACTTCTGAAACTAAGATCATCAAAAGTGATTGTTAATGGGACTACGCCAACTTGTTTATTTGCAGTAAACCATGCTTTTGGCTGAAGGACAAGGTTCTGCAAAAAATTAGTTCTACCCTCTAATGTATCCCCTAAAGGATTTAGGTCTGTAGTTCCTTTTACTCCAGCAAAATTCTCAATAGCTATAATAGCATTTTTTATACTGCCGTGATGTTCGGCCATTACGTTTTCTGTGACATTTGTTGACAACTTAGACTTAGTGGCGTCTGTAAATCCTGGTAAAATCTCTAATTCTGAAAACGTATCGCTAGTAACGACGCCATAGTAAAACGAGACAGCCCTTAGGTCAATTTCGCTACATTGATCAGTCAATGTAATAATTCCAGTCGGTGGAAATCGCGATGTATCACCACTAACGGTAATAGATGTATCGCCTGGACTATAGTCTTCAGATAAAGAAACACGAAGCGAATCGTGTACTAAAAATAGATTATTATCAGTATCTAAGACAGATGGATATAATGATGAACTAGGAATTGTCATTGTATGATGATTTTGTCGCCTAAACTGAGCTTCTTCTTAGTTCCGTCAGTGAATACAACTAATAAGGATGGTTGATAGGAGCCTGCTACGGTATATATGTGAGTTGCGGTATGAACGTCTGGATCAGATGCGGTAAAGAATGTTCCGTCGTCAAAAATCCAATATCTACTTGCTATATCCCCATCTGTTTGATCGATAAAGGTTATATTTGTGGTATTTGCAATACCAATTACCGGTGTGACATAAAAAAAGGCTTGTGCCTGGTTATTGTTTACGGTAATATAAGATTTCTTTGTTATTATACCTTGAGCACCCAATGATGTTGTCATGCTCAACTGAACCGTATAAGTCCCTATACTAGCGTAAGTATGCATTGGGCTTACTTCAACGCTCGTATTTCCGTCCCCGAAATCCCATAGAAAACTTACGGCATTTCCACTAGAAAAGTTTTGAAATGATACTTCTAGTGGCGCTGGTCCTGACGCTGGAAATGCTCTGAACAGAGGAGCAGGTGCCAACCATCTACTTTCTTGTTTCTTCAAAATGCCATTTAACGATGCATCGGTTGGCTTGTCGCTTACCCCTATATTCGCCTCAATGTTAATAATGGCGTCTTTTTCGGCATTGTGAACTTCTGCAAAAACACAGCCAAGAACTGGAGTGTTTTTGGGCCATGGTCCTTGTCTAGAGCCAGAAAAGCCTCTTGCCAACTCTTTAAACGTAGTATCCGTTCTACTTGCATAATAAACAGTTTCTTCCCCCACTTTTATAAGTCCAGAAGAAGGGAATGAAGACGCATCTTGAACAACGATAAACTTAGTAGTATAACTAATGCCCTGAGTGGTTACTGTAGATGCATTGTTAGCCACTTGGTAGAGTGTATCCTCTGAATCCAATGCTTTAGGGTAAATACTTAAATCTCCGGCTATGTATCCGGAATCTAGTGAACTAATTCGGCTTGTCATTTGTATTATTATTTAGATTTTTTCTGTTGCTTTCTAAATTTGCCTTATTTTGAATCATCTGAATAATTTCTGATTTAACCTGTGTTCCGTCCGGCAGAGCAAATATAGTTTTGAGTAGCTCAACATCAATGGGCCTGCCAAGTATCGCTCTCATACGAAGATCTGCCAGTAATTTAGCATTCCAGTAATCCTTCTGGACTTCTGGACTTCCCCAATCCTTTGCATCTTCTTTTTCGGTCAAAAAATTATACATTTTAATGATTAGCTGAGACTCTTCTTCAGTAGACTTTTTAATTTCATTTAGCTCGCCGATTCTCTTATCAAGATAAAGCATTTTTCTATCAGCAATTCTATCTTTGATTTCTTTTTCATGAGAATTTCTATGGGGGGCCAGTTCTTTGTCTATTTTTAAAAGCTCCTTTTTATCATTAACTTCTAATATTTCCATGTCCAAGTTTTCTAATACCTTCCTTCTTGACTGTAATTCTACAAGACATTGGTGAATTTTGGCCTGATGATTTGGTTCGTTTCCTATAACGAAATGCTCAAGTTGGAAATCGCTATGTCTATTGGTCAGTTTATTTTTAACAATTTCATCGATTTGATTAATGATCATGATGTTAATTTCCGATAAAGTAAGTACAGTTTAGTATAGTATAGGGACTAAGAATATATGGGTAAATTGCGAGGAAACATCACCTATCTTGCTGGAAGTATGGACAACGATCCGACCGGCGGAAACGATTGGCGTGATGAAATAACTCCATTCTTAAAAAGCAAGGGCGTGGGAGTGTTTAATCCATGCCATAAGCCGATGACATCGGCAGTGGAAGATGGGAAAGTTCGGGAAAACATTAGTCAGCTTAAGAAAGAAAAAAGATTCGCCGAAATTAAAGAAATCATGAGAGAAATTGTTTACACTGATCTAAGAATGGTAGACAAGTGCGATTTTATGATTTTAAACATTGAGCCAGATGTGCATATGTGCGGAAGTTATCACGAATCCAATTATGGAATCATGGAACACAAGCCGATTATTATATTATGCAGAAAGGGTGTAGAATTTATTCCTAATTGGCTATATGGAATTATTGACATTGAAACAATGTTTGATTCAGTTGGTGGAGTTTGTGAATATTTAGATAAGATTGACAGCGGAGCAATTGTGCCTTCATATCGTAAATGGAAATTTTTTGATTTCAGTATGGTGTTTGGAACTAATGAATAAGATTATACAAAGTAGCATTTCTTGGGATAGTTATTTTTTAAACATAGTTAATGACATCGGAAAGAAAAGCAAAGATCCTAGTACTAAAATCGGGTGCTTGATAGTTGATAAGGAAAACCGCATTAAGGCAACCGGATACAATGGATTTCCGTCTAAGGTCATTGACTACGAAGAAAGATATACTGACAGAAATCAAAAATTATATTTTACAGAACATGCAGAAAAAAACGCTATTTTTTATGCTGCCCGCCTTGGAATTTCTGTGGTTGGCTGCAAGATATTCATACCCCTTCATCCTTGTCACGAGTGCTGCCGTGGGATTATACAATCTGGTATAGATGAAGTGATTTTTACTAACGACAATTCTAATGGGTATTATGATAGGTGGCGAGAAAGTATCGCATACGCAGATATAATGTTTGAAGAAGCCGGTATTTTATTAAGAAAGATTGATGTATGAAGAACATTAGTTTAGATCTAATTAGAGTTTGTGAAGCAGCCGCTATAGAAGCAGGCAAGCTTGTTGGCAGTGGAGATAAACTAGAAATTGACCGAGTCGCCACAGACGCTATGCGCAAGAGGTTAAATGAAATACGGTTCGCCGCCAAGGTAGTGGTTAGTGAAGGAAAGAAGGACGGAGCAGCGCATCTAGAGGGCGAATATGTTGGCTTGCTAGGACGACAGTTCGCCGAAAATTCTTCTGCTGCTAGTGTATCCGAATATAAAAATATACAAGACAGTAAGCCTAATACTTATGAAATCGCACTGGATTCAGTTGATGGCACCACTCCCACATCAATTAATGGAGCTGAAGCAATGAGCGTCTTAGCAGTTGCTAATGAAGATTGCATGTATGTTCCTCAAAACTTCTACATGAATAAACTGGCTTATGGTGCAAAAATACGGTCAAAAGTAAGGTTGAATATCTTAGATCCTATTGAGAGAAATGTTGAGCTATCCGCTTTTGCATTAGATAAAAAAATTAATAATCTAATGGTTGGGTTGTTAAACCGCCAAAGGCATAATGACATAATAACAAGATTAAGAAAGATGGGAGTTAGACTAAAGCTTCTACAAGATTGTGATGTGTCTGGATGTATAGGAACATGTTTGCCAGAAAGTGATATTGATTTATTTTTTGGATTCGGTGGAGCGCCTGAATCCATCATAGCAACCGCGGCGATTAAATCCCTCAGAGGAGGATTTCAATCATATGAAGTAGACAGTAATTTTAAGCAATCTGGTGATGTGATGGACGAGAATGCTTTAATTAGAGGAGATTGTGTTTTTGTAGCTACAGGTGTTCTTAACGGCTCAATGCTCCGTGGCGTAAGATTTACAGAAGATGGATGTATAACTAACTCGGTATTCATGAGAAGTAAATCCGGAACAATTCGTTGGCTAACGACGCACCATAATCACGAAATCTAGAAACGATAACTAGTTTAATGAGTGAAGAAAAGTCCATTAGATAAATTTTATACAAAGCCAGAAGTGGCTAAATTCCTTATCAGTAAATTAAATTTATCTGATTTTGATCTAATCATTGAGCCATCTGCTGGCAATGGGGCTTTTTCTTCACAGATAGATAATTGTTTGGCTTTTGATATTTGTCCGGAACACCCATCAATCGTTGAGCAAGATTTTTTGTTGTATGAATATAATGGAAAAATTACTAGTAGTAAGATTCTTTGCATAGGCAACCCGCCATTTGGCAAACAGTGCTCTTTGGCCCTAAAGTTTATTAAAAAGTGCTCTGAGTTTTCTGATACTATAGCGTTTATTCTTCCTCTTTCTTTTAAAAAGTCTAGTATACAAAATAAAATACCTAAAAGCTATCACCTATTCAACGAGGTGGATATACCCGAAGGTTCATTTTTAATAAATGGAATGTCTTGTTCTGTTCCTGTGGTTTTCCAGATATGGAAAAACGAATATGTAGACAGACATCAAGAAGATAAGGTATATCCAGAAGGGTTTCAGTATACGAAGAAAAGCACGGCAAACTTGTCGGTTAGAAGAGTGGGGGTAAATGCAGGAAAAGCGTTTTACGATACCGATAAATCAGATCAATCACATTATTTTATAAAAACAGATGCCAATATTGTAGATGCTTTAAACCGACATCAATGGCAACATAATAACACTGTTGGTCCAAGGTCTATATCTAAGCAAGAATTAAATAAAGTTATAAATGATATAATTAGCCAATTATAGGCACGTTAATTACGCCTTTAAAGGTAAATTGTTTATTATTAACTATATTCTCGCAAAACCAAACGATTTTACTGCCTTCTATATCATTAAACTCAGTAGGCATATCTCCTATCTCGTTTAATGCTCTTTTATGAAAGAACAGGCCATTCAAAGACGATTCGTAGAAAAGCGTTTTTCTGTTTATAACTGCATACAGTATATCTTTATCACTTTTTGCGAAAGACAAGTACTTTCTTTCTATCTTTGTTTTTATCTTCGCTCCGGCCACAAATATAAAATTCCAGTCTACGGTTGTTGATTTTACTCCAGAGTTTATAATTCCACATATGGTCTGGTCGCGTTTAGCGGCAATTTTGTTTTGCAGATCTATCGATTGAACTATTTTTATTTGTTCTTTTGTAAGCTGTGATGAACACGCAATAACCATTGGGTGATTAGGATAATAAATTCTGATGCTCCTAAGGGTATCTTGAATTTGCTTGATATTAAAAATCGGCAAAAGCACTATAAATCCAAACTTATAATCCTGTTTGGCTTCTGGTTCTATTTTCTGCTTTGATTCTCTCGCCGCAAGCATTGAAGTAAGCGTCATCTTTTTCCACTCCTATATAATTTCTGTTTTCTCTTAAGCATGCGATGGCTGTTGTTCCGCTGCCGATACATGGGTCTAATACTAAGTCGCCTTCTTTTGTGTATGTTCTTATAATATATCGGCAAAGATCAATCGGCTTCTGTGTTGGATGAACTGGTTTGCCTTCACTCTCTGCTGTTTTAAAGTAGATAATAGACCTTGGATATCTTACGCCATTATTATCATTTCTAAATTGACTGTCTCTAACAGCGCCATACACTTCTGTAATTTTTTTACCAGGCTTTGCCTTATAGCTACTTCCATTAGTCATTTGTGGATAGTAAGGAGTTTTTCCATTACAAAAAACAAGTAAAGATTCGTGTGATTTCAGTGGCTTCTTCTTAGCATCCAAGAAATTGCTCGCCTTGCTTTTTTCCCATATCCATTCATATTTAAATTTATCAATCTGCGATACTAGTAAAGTAGACGTAAATGGTTGAGATGAAAACATAATTATCGGACAATTTGCTTTAGCAACTCTCCATAGTTGTTCCCATAACTTAGTTAGGTCAATGCGGCAATCCCACTTGCATTGCGTTGTTCCGTACGGCAAGTCACATAAAATTAAATCGATTGATTTTTCTTGTACTGCTGGCAATACATTGAATAAATCATCATGATATATTTGGTTCATTAAATTAAGGCAAAGTCAAAATCAATCTGAACAACATCAGTGTTTAATAAAGTTGCATTAAACTGAAATGTTCCGGCTGAACTCAATATTTCTGTGTACATTAAACTAACCCAAGTAGTTGAAACTCCAACTCTAGGTACGCTTGTGGTGGTAGTTTCACTTAATCTAATCCCATTGACATATACGCGCAGGGTTCCTGAAACATATGGAGTGCCACCGCTTGTTGTCTTATAATTTAGATGATTGGTTGTGTATGGGACTACTGAGTAAAAATGCGATACTGGAGCGTAAATTACGTCAGCGGACAACTTACCGGCTGTATAGTTCCACTCGATTGTATCGCTGCCGATTAAAGATATTTGTCCTGTGGAAAAATCTGTAGTATTTGACATTGTGTCAACTTGGATAGTTAAGCTATTCGCATTGCTAGCAACAGTGTTTAGCTTAATTCTTTCGCCAAATTCCATTCTAACAAAGCTACCAGAATCAGTATGATCATCTATAAGATGCATTGAATTATTAACAGCAGTTGTTTTGAGCGTTCCATCAGCATTCAAACTAACGTTTAGTCTTGTTGCTAGGCTTCCAGATGTGCCTTGAGCTAACTCAAGAATACCAGTGCTGTTGTCCACGGCATCATTTATAACAACAGCTTGTACGGATATGTCCTGTAGCGGAATATTGTCAGTAGAAACCTCGTATGGCTCTAGGCCAGTAAAAAAACGAATAGGTATGTTTGTTAAATCGGGCATTGTTGTTTCTCTCTATTAAACCAATTCTAGATCCCAGACAATCGTAATTTGAATAGCCGAGGTTTTTGTTATGACGGGGAATGTAAACATTGAAAATAAATCACCATTAGCCATCTGTAGCGCAATTTCACTAAGAGAACTGCCGTTCCCGTCAGAAGAACTTAAAACTGCCGTTATGTGAAGTAAATTGGTGTTAACTGAATCAATACTAACTGATACCGGCTTACTTAGCAACGTTGCTCCGAACAACCCAGTTCTTGATGGGTCTATTGTTTTAGGTGTTGAGCCAGAAACCCCATTAGTTCCTACTAATAAAGTTGTAATGTAAAAACTAAAAACGGTGTCGATAGCGTTTGCTAAGCACGCAGCAAGAGCAGACTTTCCGCCATTTAAAACAGTATTGCTGCGAGAAATTATAGTTTGTTCGCCCGTATCAAGATTATCAATCACCATCTTGACGAATCCATTACACTTTGTGCTGTCAATAATATTTGTCATGCTTCTACCTTCTCAATTATAAATGATACTTTTTCACTCTGTCTTACGTTATCGCTGAATCCAGGTATTCCTTCATATGAAAGCATGGCTCCGACACTTTCCGAAGTAATCGTCACCACATCATTCCCGCTTCTATCTATTTTTCTGAATACATGGTCTTCTATATTTACGTTTTGTGTTTTGTTATACTGCACGATTGAGTATGTGATAGGGGTACCTGCTAGCCCCCAATTTACCTTGTATCCACTAATATAAATATTAGTTCCAGTCCATTGTGATACTTTATAATAGTTTCCGTTAAAAAGTATTAGATAATTCTCTTTAAATTTACTATCGGTGTCCGCCACTCCATCTGTAGATTGGCCATGTCCGTTTGCAATTCCTAGTCCAGCTTCGTAATCCACTCCGGACACAATACGCATTCCTCCTGTGTCTAGGTATCCGCGAGTATTGTCAACAAGTCGCTTTAATATTCTAATATTAGCAGTCCCAACTGCTGTCCCGGCCGAGTATGCGTCAACGTATGCTTTGTTAGACGCATTAAACCCTGATATCGGATATTGGTTAGACTTATAAAGAACATAATAACCAATGTTAACTTCAAACCCATTTACGATATCATCCAGAAGCTCAACTCTACCTCTGTTTTGAATGTTGATACTTCCAGTAGTGCTGCTAGTTATTGTATTGCTAAGATTGTCTTTAAGCTGATAGCTTAACCCGCTAATATTTGCGCCTGGCCACGCATTAATTAATAATGTATTGTTTGGAAGTATTTCATTAATAGCGTATGTGCCAGGATTTGTGCCATTAGAAATTACCACGTTCCACGAAGATGTGACTGCATATTGCGTAAAATCAATATTTGAATCACTAAAGATAAAAAGATTGTCCTGAAAAATGCTTGCGGAAATATCTGTATAAACAATATTGCTAAGGCGAAAATGATGTTCTCCAACCTCTAATGGATACGATAATGTATCTGGGCTGCCTTGGTTTATATGTACTCTATATTTTTCTGATACACTACATGTATAGTTGCCTGCCG